GTGCCGTTCCACGCGACGACGATCTCTCGATACAGACCCGTTATCGCCGTCGCCAGCGCGCGGGTGTCCTCGGCGTCCATCGACTCGATGTCGCGATCGTCGTCGCCGAACTCCTCGCGCAGTCGGTCGGCTCGCTCGCGAAGCGACGACCGTTCGGGGTCCACACGGACGAGCAACTCATTGCCGTATACGTCGACGGTCGTTCCGAGGTCTTCGTCGTCGGCGTGAACCGTCACGTCCAGCGTCGTCTCGTCGGCATCGCGCCATCGCTCGCGTGTCTCCTCGGCCGCATCGAGACGGTCATGCAATGCCTGCCAGCGTTGCCACGTCGCGGCATCGAGTTCGGCCAGCGCCTCCTCGCGTGACATCGACCGGAGTTCGCCGAGCGTCCAGCCGTCCGCCGTCTCGCTCGCCGCCATTAGACCGCCCCGTCGACGTTCACGATTTCGACGGTTTTCCCGACGAACGTGAGGTCGAGGCCGATAAAGTCCTCACGCGAGCCGCCGATTTCAATGCCGCCGTCGACATATGCGCCTTTCAGGATGATGTCTTTGGTCGACCCGTCCGACGCTTTGAAGATGGTCGTCACGTCGAACTGTTTCACGGCCGCCGAGTCATCGAGTTTGCTATTCACGTCGTCATAATCGACGAGGTTATCCCACGCGTCCAGCGCGAACTCCGAGACGGTCCCCGAAGCGGTCGGTGCCGTTTCGGTCTTTTGGAGGTCCTGAAACTCGGTCGACCCCGTGCCTCGCAGTTCTTCGACGGTCTGCTCGGGTGCCGTCACCGACGGGTCGTCGATAATACCGATCGGGACGGGATTCCCGTTCGTATCGCTAATCTCGATGACGGATTCCTGACCGCGCCACGTTTTGCTCATAGCCGCGTGTTATGCGGCGACCGGCAAAAGGATACGGGCCGCGTATCGTCGTCACTCACGAGGATTCTTTGAAAGGAAGCGATGGACTGTCACACGTCGAAGTGACGCGAGACGGTCACCGCCAACCAACCATATGAACGAACGACCCCCGCAATAATAAAGTGTCGGAAAGCGGCGAGCCTTACTTAGTAATACTTAGTCGGCTTCACGACGGCAGGTCTAACGTCACGTCGACGACGAACTGGATCGACAGTAAGAGCAGCTGCGTTCCGGCGGCATTCCCCGCAAAGTCTTCGACGGTTCCGATGCGGACGGCATACGCACGGTCGATAGTCAGCAGTTCGGTCGTCGCCGCCACCGCCGCCTCGCCAGCGGCCGCGAGTTGAGTCCGATAATCGACGTTACGCTTTCGCTCAAAATAGATATTCAGCCGAACCGTGTGGCGGTAGGTGTTCCCGCCCTGGTCGTCGGCCGACTCGGGGAGGACTTCGACGGCGGGGAATGACATCGCCGCCTCGTCTGTCGGGCCGACGTATGGGTCGCGTAAGCGGTCGACTGTCGCCGCGCCCGCCTCGATCGCGTCGATGACGGCCGTCCGTGTCGCGAATAGATCCTCGAATACCATATCTGGCCGTTCGGCACGCGCCGGGTAAAGCGTTCGGCGCTTTCAGCGATAGTTTTCAAGTGTCGCGTCGACAGCGCGGTCGATATACGGATTCGGCTCGGTCCCCTCGCGGCGAATCTTTTGATAGACGCCGCCCGCCGCCGACTCGTCGCCGAGTTTCCGTCGCGCCCATACCTTCAACTTATCAAAGTCGGGCTTGTGTGGCCCGCGCCCGTCATTAACATCTTTCGCGTACGACAGTCGCGAGCCGAGGACGACTGTGTTCGGGCCACGCCGGAATATCTGGAAGGATCGCCGGAGGTCACCCGTCGCCCCGACCGGCGCTTCGACTTTGAGATTATTCACGAGGTCGTTTCCGATGTCTTCGAGGATCTGTCGCGTCTCCTCGCTTAGTTCGCCTTCGAGTTCCGTTAAGTCGAACGTGATTCGGCCGGTCGCCATGTTCAGATGGCTTGTGTCGCGCCGCCGAGTGGCGTCACTTGATCGATTCGCTCGCGGATGTCATCCGTGAGGATCGCTTCGGAAGCCGTCATCGCTTCGATTTGGTCGGGTTCCATCGCCGCGACGTTCTGCTCGACCTTTAGATTCCGCAGCATTCGATTCACGATCGCGACCTGAACCGATAGGATGTCCGCCGGGACATCCACGACTCCGCGGTCGTATGTCCCGCCGCCGACTTCGCCGCGGTCGAGCCACGTCATCCGCGTCGCGAGTCGAGAGAGTCGGTTCGACCGGAACCCGCCGCGTGTCTGCGAGCGACGCCGACCGTATGACAGGATAAGCGAGTGGTCCGTGAAATCCCATCGGTCACCCGAAAGCGTCCGCCAGTCGTCTCGAAGCGTCGTTTTAAATTCGACTGTCGTCACGTCACGGACGGGATAGACGAGCGGGATGGCTGCGTCGTCACTCGTCCGCAGTCGTTCGACCCGACCGTCTTCGGCGGCGAGTGTCTGATCGCCGAGTCGCGACTCAATAATCCCACGGGCTTCGGCTTCCAGACCGCGAAAGCCGTTCGACTCGCCGACCGCCTCGGACCCCGCGAGGAGTCGGTCGAATCGCTTTTCGGCGTTATCGGCGTCATCAAAGAGGTCGCCCGGTTCGTATTCGACACGCGCCCGGAGACGATCCAGCGACTGATAGGGAGGCATACCCACATATCGCCCGGCGGTACTGTTAGGTGTTTCCCGGCGCGACGTGTCTGCATGGGAATCGGACAACTCACGCGAATCATCCGCCGGCTCTTTGAGTTCGACGGCGGCGTCGTCGCGCGACAGGCTATTGAAGACGACCGCGCGTTCGTCGCATATCATATCGTAGACCTCGCAGCGGGGTCAACGGCGAACATCGCGTTAACGAACCCGACGACAGACCGCAGCATCGACATTACCGGCATCGACTATACGGCCGTGTTCGACGGCCAGTTTTCGATATACGATACGTTCTCGACTGTACCATCCGGCGGGACGACACTCTCACCCGACTCACTCCTCGTCGACACAACCGGGACACAGACCGATACCGCGATGACCGCCGTCTCGAATGCGACATTTACGTCAGATGGCGACCCGCACTTCGCGCGACCGACGACCGCGACGGGACAGGGCAATGATCCGGCCACCTCGCGAGGGACGTTCGCCGACCCGATAGTCGAACCCGGCCGTAGCGTCGCCATCGAACTCGATAATCAAGATTCGGCGGGCGGCATCGCCGCTATCGGCGTCAAATATGCCGAGTTAGACCGCGTCCCATCGCGGCGATAAGCGAGCCGCATCGCTGGCGTTTTTGAGCCGTAAGAAAAGGTGAGTTTTCGCCGACGTATGTCGGCTCTTAGTCGCGTGGCTTCATATCGGAAGCGAAGCCGTCAGGCCGCTATCACGCTGGCGTTGTGACGGACGCGGCTATGACATGCTCGGGTGCCTCGGCCGTGAGCGTCGAGTACTGGTCGACCGCCATCCGCTCTTGTGGCCCGACGCGGGCGAGCGGCTGAACGCTCGTCTCTCGAAGGACCGAGAGATACGTCGCGTTCATGTTGACCGCATACGCGACATTCTGCGTTGTCGACGCGCCGAGGTCGCCGATGCGCGGGAAGGCGTGGGATTTCATCACCGGAACGCCGTCGAAGTCCAGCGCCTCGAACCCGGCCGCGATCTGCGTGCCGGGGTCGTTATATCGGACGTTATCCTGGAGCGAGGTCCGAAGCGACTTGTGCCAGTCGAAATCACAGACGACCGCGAGGTCGCCGCGTGGCGCGCCCGCGTATTCTGCTTCGTCGATGAGTTCGCGCGTCGCGCCCTCGTAGTCGACCGGGTTGAGATTCGCCGGGTCGCCGTAGTCGATAGTCGTCCCGGTCCCGGCCGCGAAGTCCGCGAGGCCCTCGTAGCCGTTCGCGTCGCCACCCTGTCCGGCGTCCGTCCCAAAGAGAATCTGCCGTTCGGTTTTCTGCCGCATCCCACGGACGAGCGACTGCTCTTGTGTCGACTCGGCGTTTCGAAGGTTCCCCGAGGACAGGATTAGTTTGTCCGAGGGTCGCGTCGCCATCCCGAGGCCTTCGACCTGATACTTGAGCAAACCGTAGGTCGGCTGCTCGTATTGGTATTGATAGTTACCGTCGGCGTCCTGCGTGACGGCCGGCGACTCAAGTCCGAACGTCGGCGACGGGTCCGCATCGACGGGCGTCGCGACGACCTCATCGTCCTGCGTCGAGACG